GCGCACTGATGACGTACTGGCGATGGGTTAGCTTGCAGGATACTCTCGCACGCAGAGCGAACACCGCATGACCTCACGCGCCGCACGCCGCCGCGACATGAAAGCCGCCCGCAAGTCCGCGAAGCATGTCGGTCCCGCTCCGCAGACCATCAACCTCGAGAACCCCCAGGCCCAGAACTACTCGACGTGGATCATCGGCAATAGCTTCGCGTGGCAAGCACGCGCGCTGGCGGAGATCGAGGGGCACGTCACGCCGGAAGTCTACGCCGAGCTCGTGAAGGAGTTTACCAGCCATCGCCCGTCCGGCGCGTACGCGGAAAGCAAGACCTTCCACGACGGCATTGAGGCGTTCGCCGCCGAGCGCTATGTCATTCCCGCCGGCAGCGCGAAGGGCCAGCATATTGTCATCGCCGGCGCGGGTCCGTCGCTCAACCAGACGGCCGCCGAGTTCTGTCCTGGTGCCGACCAGGTCTGGGGCTGTAACTCCGCACTCACGTGGCTCGCCGACCACGGCCACAGGGTCACGCACGGCTTCACCGTCGACCAGACGCCGCATATGTGCGCGGAATGGGCGACCGCGCCGGACGTCGAGTACCTACTGGCCTCGACCGTGCACCCGCACCTGGTCGACCTCCTCGTCTCGCGCGACCGCCGATATCGGCACTTCCACAACTTCGTCGGCATCAAGCGCCCACCCGTCCAATGGGCCGATGACGACGGCAGTCAGCGCACGATGGGCTACGAGGAGTGGCTGTACTGCCTGCTCTACCCGCCGACGCTGATGGCGGGCTCTGGGCTGAACGCCGTCACGCGCGCGATCGACGTCGCGCAGCACATGGGCGCCGAGAAGATCACGGTGCTGGGCGCGGACTGCTGTCTGCAGATGACCGGCCCCTCGCGCATCGACTTGCCGTTCGGCTCGCCGGAGCATCTGACGTGGCTGCGCGAGCATACGGTCATGCACGCGGATGGCGGCCACGCGCTCGCGTCGGAGGCCACGGCGATCACGATGGGCGCGACGATCGACGGGCGGTACTGGCTCACGAAGCCGGATCTCGTGATTACCACACAGTGGCTCGTACGCATGGCGCACGCCTCAGACGGCCAGATCGAGCTCAAGGGCGACACGCTGCCGGTGGCGCTGTACGACAAGGACGAATCGTTCTGGAAACGTATGCCGAACTTCCAAACGGCGGATGGGCGCATCGCGGCGGTGCCGCTGATGAATCAGGTGCCGGTCACGATGACGACGGCGGCGGCATGACCGCTCCCGCCGATCACGTCTTCACGGTCAACCCCCTATTCGAGGATGTGTCGAACCCGAGTAAACTAACCGACCGGCTATGGCTCGCTGGCGCGGCAACCGCTCGGCAGCACGACGTTCTGCGAAGCCTCGGTATCACGGCGGTCGTGAACCTAACCCCCGACGATTACGGATGCGAAGAGGCCGGATTCAAGGTCTGTCACATCCAGATTGACGACGCGGCCGCGCTCGACACGGAGCCGATTGTTCGCTTCCTGTCAACGATGGATGAGTGGGAGCGGGACGGCGATGTGGTCCTGATTCACTGCCACGCCGGAATCTCGCGCACGTCGAGTTTCGCTATCGCGTGGCTGATGCACCGCGCGGGCGCGAGCCACGACACCGACCTGCGCGCCATGTGGAGCCGGTTCGAGGATGCCGTCGGTGCCGCGCGCCCGATCATCATGCCGCACTACCTACTCAAGCGCGCCATCCTCAACCACTTCGACGCGAGGGCCGCCTGATGGCGATGTTCGAGTACACCTGCACCGGCTGCGGCCGCACCGAGAAGCACCTGCGTCCGTTCGCGCGGAAGTACGATCCCGCGACGTGCTCGGTGTGCGGCGTGCTGATGCGCGCGGTCGAAATCAGCGCCACGCATGTCGAGCCGGACGGCATTTATTCCTATTGCCCGAACGTAGGCGACCCCGGCCAGTTCGAGCGCCGCCTGATCGCGCAGAAGAACGGCGTGAAGGTCATCAAGAAAGAAGCCTGATATTACCCTGCGCAATGTATTAGCTTTAGAGTAGGGATATAACGCAATGCATTAGCGTTTAGTCTCAAGACAATTCAGGGCCGCGGAGACCATGCGCGGCTGCTCGGTAAGCAGTACGGGGTCGACTGTCCACGATTTTACGTGGAACGTCGACCTTTTGTTTTTTTAACTCGAACGCACGGGCTGAGCCTGTGCAGGAGATGCCGGTGGCCGGCGAAGCAGCGACGTTCACGCAGGAGCAGGTCGACGCATTGGTCGCAGAGCGGCTCGCGTCAGAAACGGAAGGGCTGAAGCGCAATCGGGACCAGACGCTCAAGGAAGCCAAGGCGGCGAAGGACGCGCTCAAGGCGTACGAGGGCATCGACCCGACCGAGTACAAGACGCTGAAGGATGCGGCGGCAGACGCCGAACGGAAGCGGCTCGCGGGAGAAGGTGATTTCAAGGCGCTCGAGAAGCAGATCCTCGACCGGCACGCGAAGGAGATCGATGCAGAGCGCGGCACGTCCGCGCGCTACAAGTCTTCGCTCGAAGAGTACCTGATCGACGCCGAAGCGATTCGGACGCTCGCGAAGTACTCCGATTCGCCGGAACTGCTCCTCCCGCACGTGAAGGCGCAGATGCGCGTGGTCGAGACGGACGGGAAGTTCGCTGCGCGCGTCGTGGACGCCGCCGGCAACGTCCGCATCGGCAAGGAAGGCACCACGCCGCTCACGCTGGACGAGCTGGCCGCAGAGATGGGCAGCAACAAGACGTTCGCGCCCGCGTTTCGGGGCTCGGGCAGTTCGGGCGGCGGGGCCGCCAAGTCTCACGCCGGGGGCGGTAGTGCCAAAACGTTCAATCCGGCCACTGCAACGGGCGCCGATTTCCTCGCCAGCATGAAGGGTCTCGCTGATAGGACGATCGCCGTCACGGAGTAAGTAGGGCCGGTCCACCTTCCCGATCTTGGAGTGAGACCGTGGCAAATACGATTTCCGCCATCCTGCCCGTCATTCTCGCCCAGGGCGCCTCCGCCCTCCGCCAGAATGCGCTCATGGCGCAGCTCATCAACCGCGACCTGCAGACCATCGCCCAGCGCAAGGGCAATGTCGTCAACGTGCCGATCCCGTCGGCGATCGCCGCTCGCGCCGTGACGCCGGCCGTCGCGTTCGCCGCGAACGTCGATTCTTCGCCCACCTCCTTCCCGGTCACGCTCGACCAGTGGTACGAGGCGCCGATCCAGCTCTCGGATTCGGACGAAGCGAACATCGACCCGATGCTCTTCATCACGATGCAGGCGACCGAGGCCATCAAGTCGCTCGGCAACAACGTCGACAGCTACATCCTCGGCAAGCACACCGGGTTCTTCGCCTACTGCGGCACGATGGGGACCACGCCGTTCAACGGCTCGCTGACGGTGGCAGCCTCGGCGAAGAAACTGCTCTCCATCAACCTCGCCCCGATCAATGACCGTCGGTTCGTCATCGATCCGTCGGCCGAGGCCAACCTGCTCGTCAACCAGGAAGTCCTGCAGACGCAGATGCGCGGCGACACCGGCGGCATCATCGCCGGTACGATCGGCACGAAGCTCGGGTTCGACTTCTACATGAACCAGAACGTGACGACCTTCACGCCCGGCACCGGCTGGGTCACAGGTTTCGCCCTCTCCACGGTCTCGGCCGCGGCTGGCGACACCACGCTCAACCTCATCAACGCCTCGGCGAGCGGCACCATCCTCGTCGGCGACCTGTTCTCGATCGGTGGCGGCTCGAGCCAGTACGCGGTGACGAAGACCGCGACCTCCTCGGCGACCGTCGCCGTGCTGATCTCGTTCTACCCGCCCCTCCGCGCTGCGGCCTCGGTGGCCGTCGCGATCACGGTCGTGGCCACGGCCTACACCGTCAACCTCGCGTTCCACCGCGATGCATGGGCGTTCGCCAGCCGTCCGCTGTCGGGCGTGTTCCAGAGCGGCAACGTGTTCCAGGCGCCGACCGATCCCGTTTCGGGCATCGCGCTCCGCCTCGAGCTCTCTCGCCAGTACAAGCAGGAGACGCTCAGCTACGACGTGCTGTACGGCGCCAACGTCATCCGCCCGCAGCTCGGTTGCAAGGTCTTCGGATAAGCACCCCTTCGTAGGCGCGGGGCGTCGGCACTCGGCGCTCCGCTCCTGCGGTCCTTCTTCGTAGGGGTGTGCGGTGGCAATTGCGATTGACGCAACAGTCGGGGGGGCTACGGCCAACAGCTTCGCGCTCTTGACCGACGCCACGACGTACATGGCCGGGCGGCTGAACAGTGCCGCGTGGGATAACGCCACGGTCGACCAGCAGAACCGCGCGCTGGTCGAGGCCACGCACGAGCTGTCCTACCTCTCATGGGAAGGCCGGCGCGCGACCTCCACGCAGGCGCTCTCATGGCCGCGCTGGATGGCGCAGAACCCCGACAGCCCCGTCGGCTTCCTCTACCTCTCAACCGTCGTTCCCGATCGCGTGCTGAACGCGACGTGCGAGCTCGCCTTCCAGTTTCTCGTCGCCGGCACGACGGACATCGCCGCGCTCGATCCGACGCTCGGCGTCATCCACAAAGAAACCGGCCCGATCAAGAAGTCGTACCAGCCGTACCAGAAGCCGACGGGGCTTGCACGCTTCCCGTCCGTGATGCGCTTCATTCGCCCGCTGCTCGCGAGTACGGCGAACTCCACGCCGATCCTGCGCGGGTAGGCGATGACGCTCTACGCCGCCGATGCCGCCGACGCGCTGACCGACCTCACCGAAGCTGGCGCGGCCGTCACGTTCGCGAAGGTCACGCCCGGCGTCTACGACCCGACGACGGACACGTGGACGGATGCGGTCGACGCGAGTGTGTCGGGCTTCGCGACGCAACTCGCGGCCGATCTCGCGGTCTACCAGGCGCTCGGGCTCGTGCTCGGCCAGACGGAAAGCCTGCTGTTCGCGCCTACGGTACCGGGCGCAACGCCGGTACTGGGCGCGACCGTGACATGGGCGGGCATCAGCTACACCGTGCGCTCGGTCTCGACGATCTCGCCGGACGGGTTCACCGTGCTCGCCACCGTCATCGTGAGCCGCTGATGGCACACGCCACGCCACGCCAGCGCATCGGGTTGCTTCCGCGCATCGTGGCACTCATCGCGCGCGCGCGCGGCGCGGTCGTTTGCGACCGCTGCCATTGCGTCGTCGAAGGCGCGCGGCCGCCCATCCCCGGCCACATGACCGCCGGGTACTACCACGACTGGCCGCTGTTTATGGACTGCGGCGAGCATCTCGTGTGCGACGCCTGCGCGTGGGCGGATGCGCGCTATATCGCGGTCTACGGAACCGTGAGCCGCTGATGGCCTTCGACGACGATCTCCTGCACTTCACGGTCCACGCCCGCGCGCTCACGCAGGCGGTGTTCGTGAACTCGGCCGCCGCGGTGCTCGCGTCGGTCCAGTCCGGATCCGCGATTACCGGCAGCCCTGGTCAGCCCGTCGGGCAGTACGGCCCCGGCTACCACCCCGGCGAAGTCGGCGGCGCGCTGAAAGCGTCGTGGCAACTCGCGTTCGATTCGCCGACTGAAGCGACGATCTCGACCGACAAGGTGTACGCGCCTGACAACGAGTACGGCATCCGCGGATCGGACGGCGGGGCGTACAACCAGCGCTCGTCGGTCGGTGGCCGCCATTCCGTCGCGCTCACGATTGCCGGATTCCAGCGGCTCGTAGACGACGAAACACGGAAGCTCGCGTGATCTCGAATTCCGCCGTCCTCCTCGCCCTGCGCAACCGCGCGCTCTCGCTCGTAGTCGCGACGACCGGCAGCGTGTCGCTCTCCGCGACCGCGACCGGCTACGCGCGCGCGGCGGGCTCGTTTGTGACGGACGGGTTCAAGGTTGGCATGGATTTGACGGCCACCGGATTCACCACGCCAGGCAACAACGGCGCGCACGTCCTCACGGCCGTGACGGCGCTCACGCTCTCCTGTCTCGGGTGCGTGGCCGAGGGGCCAGTCGGCGGCATCACGCTCACGACGGGACTGCCGACCATGCTCGCCGCCACGAACGTCGACTTCATCCCGACCACGGGGCGCCCGTACGTCGAGGAAGACTACGTGCCCGGCCCCGCCGCGCAGGTGACGCTCGGCCCACTCGGCACGGTCGAACTGTTCCCGCTCTACACGCTCAACGTCTACGGCGTCTCGAACACCGGCATCAACGGCGTCATGGCCGTCGTGGACGCGCTGCTCACGCTGTTCGCGCCGCGCACCGGCATCCCGCTCTCAAGCGGCGACGTTGTGCGCATCCGCGAATCCCCCGCGCCGTATGCCGGCGCGCTCGTCCAAGCCTCGCCAGGCTGGGCGTTTTGCCCAGTGACCATTCCGTGCTGGATCCGCACCGCCAACGCCATCTGATGTCGCACTCCGCTTTCACACCTCACGCTAGGACACCCGCATGACTATCCAGACCAATTCCAACGTCCTCGTCGCGATCAGGGCGGAAAGCACACTCGGCGTCGCCGCGACGGTGACCGGCGCCACGCAGGTCCGGCTGATCGGCAGCCCCGGCCTCGCGAAGAAACGCGCGAACATCAAGTCGGTCGAACTCCGCGACGACGGCAACGATTCGATGGGACGCCTCGGCGCGATCACCGTCGACGGCTCGCTCGACTCCGAAATCACCGCGGGCGGCCATGTCGATGTCGTGCTGCCGGCGATCATGCGCTCGGCATGGGTGACGGCGACCGCGATCGGGTTCGCCACCATGACGACCATCGCCATCGGGACGCAGACGATCACCGCCGCGGGCGGCGATTTCGTCGGCGGTCAGGGCATCCGGGTCGGTGACATCTTCACGCTGACCGGCACGTCCGTCGCCGGGAACAACAACCTCCGACTCCCCGTGCTCACGGTCGGCTCGCTGACGATCACCACCACGCCCGCGGCCCTCACCACGCTCGTCGCGTCGGTAACCGGCACGCTCACGATCCTCAAGAAACTGAAGAACGCCGCGGCCGGCACGCCGACGCGCCAGTCCTTCACGGTCGAGCAGTACGACCAGGACATCGACTTGACCGAACTGTTCCTCGGCTGTCGCATCGTGACCGTCAAGATTTCCTGCAAGCCCGGTTCGGAAGCGACCATCTCGACGTCGTTCCTCGGCATGGACCGGACGATCTTGACCACGGGCACGTCGCCGTGGTTCACGTCGCCGTCCGTCACCACGGGCATCGCGATGGCCGCCGACGATGCGGTCATCACGTACAACGGCGCGGTCGTCGCGACGTTCACCGGCATGGACCTGACGTTCACGATCGCGGCCTCTGGCGCCGCCGTGCTCGGCACGTTCGTCTCGCCCGACATCTTCGACAACCTGCTCTCGGTCGCCGGCACGATCACCGCGCTGCGCTCCGACCTGAGCAACCCGACGCTCTACGACGCGGAGACGGAGTTCCAGGTGAGCATCCTGCTCAAGGAACTGATGGCCGCGCCGCAGAACTGCCTCTCGATCTTCCTGCCGCGCGTCAAGCTGTCTGGGCTGACGGCGCCAGTGGGCGGGACGACCGGCCCGAAGGTCGAAACCCTCAAG